GAAATAACCACATAAGAATTGGTTACCATAGTAATCTTCAACAACTATAACTGGTCTTGCAACTGCTATTAATTGTAATTCATTCTTTGTTGCATTATCTAAATATGTTAATGTCATATTCAGAGTCTGTGTGTAGAATGTCGTTCCATTATCTCTTGAACTTGTAATTGTAGTTTCTAGAGAAGAATTTCCTTTTAAGTCAAACTGAAACCAAGTAGGCGATCCTGAGAAAGCTGAGATGGTTTGGTCTGCATCAACAGTAGCTGAGACAGGAAAGTCTGCCATATATACTGTTTTGATACCACCAAAGGCTGATTTACAAGGTACTTTTCTTCCTGTTGTTAATGCACATGCCATAATTTTATATTTTATTTTAAAAAAAAAGGTAAGTAAGTATAGTCCCCACTTACCTTAATTTTAGGTTAATTTAATTTTTAAGAATAGTAAACTAAGTCCTCAGAAATTCCATACTGAACTGCAGCACTAAATCTCATCACAAATCTTACATTCTGACTTCCATCAATGTCTTGCATGTCTATTACTTTAACTTCATTCATGTTGTTAAGTAATCCTGTACCAAAATATAGGTTGCTTCTTTGAGCAGCAAACATTTTGTTAGCTGACATACCAGGACAAACAAAAATCTTAACTCCATTTACTGTAAGTGATCCATTGTTCCACCATTGTGTTCCTTCGTTGTTAACACCATTAGCACCTAGACCATTTGCAGCAAATCCACCTAGAGCTTGTACATAAGCCTTAGCAGTTGCACTTGGAATGTAAATGAATAAATCTTCTTTTCCATAAAGAGCAGAAGGTATTGCATCTACAACTCTTGAAAGCTCTGCAATAACATTACCTGAGTTGATTCCACCACCTACAGCAGCTAAATCTTGACCTGCAGGAATATTACCATCAGCAGTCATTAGAGTTTCATATCCATCATATTCGCCTGCATTAGCAGCTACTCCTGTGAATATAGTTTGTTCTGTTTTCTGAGCAACTTGATTTGCTACATGAGCAATCATAAAGTCACTAAATTTAGGAGGTAAAGTTCTACCCATACCATAACCCATTGACTGAGCTTCCCAATCATTAATAAAATCTTTCTTGCATAATTGAAGGTTGACTTGTAACTCGCTTGGTTGTATGATTCTTTCAGTAAGAGTCACACTTGAGTTAGGATTAAAATCACAACTAGCGTCACCTACGACTGCACCTGTGTCTAATCTTTTAATCACTTCTTTATAAGCAATATTTGGTTTTACAGTAAGTCCTCCATCATCTATAGTGGAAGCACTTAATAAAGCTGCAGCAATATATTCACCTGCAAATTCACCTGCATAAGTAGTAGTGATATTTGTTGCAGTTGCTAATTCAATTTTTCTATTATTCATTTTATTTAATTTTTAAATTTTAATTTATTACGCTTCAAATGCCCAAATTCCCTGAGACCCACAAATTGCCCACTCAGTAGAAGATACTGCACATAGCTCTACCCAGTCACCTTTTTTTGAAGTGCCTGCAGTGTTTACAATATGCTTACCATTTGCTCCTGCACCATTACTTGCTGCTGAAACTACTGAATCAGCTAAAGTGAATGATCCAATGATTTTATTATTTGCATGAGGGTCTAGTGTTAAACCATGAGTTCCTCCTGTTCCTAAGTTTCTAAATCTGTAAGTTAAACCTACATAGTTAGAATTCAATTCAGGTAATGTGTGAGTATGTGACCCACCACTTGAATTTTGATCTGCACCTGCATCTGATACTGAAATTGCTTTGTTACCAACTAAAGAATCCTGAACAGGTCTGTTTCTGTTTACATCATTTGATGAATATTTGTATGTGCTCATTTTTAATTATTTATTTTATTATTTAATTTATTTAAAACTCTGTCTAAAGTTGTTTTATATTGTCCTTTAGCAAAAACTTTCATATTTACTTCTCCAAAAGAAGCCTCTGGGCTGTGCTTAATAGGCTCAGCTGCAGCAGACAATTCTTCTTTAGAAAACTCTTCTTTTATTGTTCTTGATTTTGGTTGTCTGTTGTTTTCATTTTCCATTTCAACTTCTTCTTCCTCATCAAGTTTGTTTTCTTTATCTCTTTTCAAATCTGCAATTGCATCTTCTAGATTTTTTATTCTTTTCTCCATGCCTTTCCAATCTCCAACAGCAGCTTCTTCATCCATTTCTTCTTCTTCTTTTTTCTCTTCTAAATCTTCTGTCTCTTCTTTTTTGTACCCATCTTCATCTTTTTCTTTTCCTGCATCTTCTTTAGCAGGAACGCCATCTGAAGGGTCTCTCATGTCAGCAATAATTCCTTCTTCTTCAACAACAAGTAATTTGCCATCTTCTAAAATATACTCGCCAACAGGCATAGCAACTTTTTCATCATCTGTTTTAATAAATATCTCTTTTCCTTTTTCAAAAGAGTCAGCTTCTATAAGTGTGCCATTCTCTAGCTTTTGTTCTTCAAGTTTAACTTCAAGATTTAAAAGCGTTTTGATTTTATTTAGCATTTCTTGATTTTTCATAATATTAGTATAACGATTTTAATTTTTAATTTTGCATTTTTAACTTATTTTGGTTACTACACCAATGCCCTGATTCATGATGTCCTGATTACAGCACTCTCTAGAATAGGTCAATCTATTTTTACATAAACATGCTCTAGTTGATCCTCTTGGACTACTTCTAGCAGGAATATAATTAGTAATTTTTCTGTTCATTAATATATAGTTCTAGCTTTTCCAACTAAATCAACACTTGCAACATCAATATCATTTATAGAATTCTCTAATTCTTTATAACCACCAATATTGCTTGCATCTACTCCTAAATCTTTTGCTGCTTTTTCTGCTTTCTGTTGGAGTTTTATAGCTCTATCATATAGCTTGTCTCCAACTCCTGCTAATTTTTCTAATCTTTTTTCAGTTGCATCAGCTTCTTTATATAATTGATCAAATCTTTTTTTATAAGAATCTGCTTCTTTTTCTCCCTGTTTCATTTCAGAAACTTTTTGTTTTATTTGACTAATAAGTCCTTTGATGTCATCAGCTATTGCTAATTCAACTTTTGCTAATTCAGTTTTATCCTTTGGAAGTTTATTGACAATTTTATTAAATTTTTCTGGTGTTATCATGATTGTAATATTTCTTTTATTTTATTAATTAATTTTTGGTCAGCAGATAAACCTACTGAATCTTTGGGTCTTTCCATTTTGTCAGCAAAATAACCTTCAATTGAAAAGCCTTTAACCTTTCCTGTTTTCACATATTCATTCCAGACCTCATCATTGTTTACTTTGATTGATCCCATCCATGTTCCAACAGGCACATTCATTCCATATTTTCTAGATTTGTCAAATTTTGTATCTTCAACTATCCACGATTCTACTAATGTTAAGCCATTTAAGGCATGCTGATGTTCTAAGGTTGAATTATTTTGATTCCCATTTTTTAAATAAAGCTGAGATGCTTTCTCTACTGTATCTTTAGAAAAGTAAATATAATAATCATCTTGATCTTCTGAGTTTCTAAAAATAGGTTTATTAGGAATCAATAAAGCTCCCATTAATATTTTTTTATCTTTGTTGACTTCTGCTAATCTTATCTCATCAGCTTTTAGTGCAACAAAATCTGCTTCAATAGCAGGTGATTCTACGATTGAAATTGCTTCAATTCCAGTCATTTCTTGATCTTCATCAAGTACTAATTCTACTATTCTCATAATGTTATAACGAATTTAATTTTGTTTTTTGTATTTATAAACTTGCACCATCAACAATGTTTCTATCTAGGCTTTGAGCAGTAGTCACATCATTGGCTACAACAAAGGCTTGAATAGGCTGTTGGTTTTGTTGACCAATAGCATCTGCAATCTGATTAACTCCTGATGCACCTACTGATGTAAGGTCTGGTGGAGTTGCTACAGCACTTGCTACTGCTGCTTGAGGAGTTGGTATATCTGTCCCACCTCCTGATGGTGCTCCAACTTTAGATGTTGCCTGTTTTGTTGCATTTACAGCAGCCTTAACTGTACTTATAATTCCAATTCCTGTTGTGATTGCAGCCAATATAAAAGGAACATTAAAAGGTGGTGGTGCTGTATTTGCTGCCTTAGCAGTTGATCCTGCTATTTCAGTCCCTGCACCTGCAGCTTTAATTTTAGCTTCTATCATGGCATTTTTAGCTTTTAATATTAATGCTTTTGCATCTGCAATTTGTTCTTTTAATTGTAGAGCCATCTTAGCTACAAATGCTATCTTGCCAAGTTTACTTTCTGCTCCTGCAATATTTATAATTGCATCTAAAGTTTCTTCTTTTTGTTTTCTCTTTTTCTCTTCAAGTGCTTCTTCTGCTTCTGCAATTTCTGTTTTTCTTTCTAGATTTGTTCTTTCTGATTCAGCCATGAATTCATCAAGAGCTATTTGTGCATCAACTTTTGCCTGAGTTCCTGCACCTGCTTCATCAATAACTCTTTGCAATCTTGCCATTTGCAATTCTTGTTCTTGAGCATCAATCTCTTGCATTGCTTGTAATCTCAAAAGGTCATCTTCTATTTGTTCAGCATTTAATCTTTTCTTTTCAATAGCTAAATTTGTTTCACTTTCTAATTTAGAATTTGTTAACTCAATTTTTTCTTTGTCAAGTGCGAGGTCGTTTGCTTTAAATTCTGATTCAAAACCTGCTATGGTAGCTTTAACTGCTGCGAGTTCATTCTCTGCTTCTATTAATTGTTTTTTAAACTCAACATTATCTTTGTCTTTTGCTAACTGAGCATTGGCAGCATCAATAGATATTTGAGCATTTGCCAACATTAATTTTTGTTGCTTTTGCAGATTGTCTCTTAAATCATTATTTGCTTTAATTCTATCTTCAATGCTATTTCTCTCCTCATCTCTTATTTGTCTTAGTTTCTCATTCTCAAAATCAAACTGCTCTAATAAACCCTGATTTTTTGCTGCAGCTAATTCTGCACTATTAGCAAGCTCAACATTTGCTGCTGCTGTTTTTATAACTTCTTTTGTATAATTAGAAACTGTTTCTGCGACCTTATCAAATGAGTCATCAACTCCTGTGAAAACATCTACAGTTTGTTTTCCTGCCATTTTCACATCTTCCATTGCACCTGAAAAATCTCCTGAAAATACTTTTTTAATTGCTGATCCTAAAAAACCTAAAACTTCTAAGGCTTGGTTAAACCTGTCAATTATACCTTGTTTGATGCTTAAAGAAAACTCTTTGATTGTGCCTAATGGGTCTTTGAATAAAGCATTCATAAAATCTTTAACAGCACCTATATTATTTAATAAGAAATTTACCATGTCTGTAAAAACAATAGAAATTGCTTCTGTAGCTATGGAAAATAAATTAGCTACATTTTGATTTTCTTTTAAAACCTCAGCAAACTTGTTAAATATCTTAACAGCAATTCCAACAATACCACCAATAGCAAATGCAGTTTTTAAAGTTTTTCCTAAACTAAAAGAAGATTTATCAGCTTTTTTTGCTCCTTCAGAAAGAGCATCCATTCCTGCCTCTGCATCTTTACCTGTTGTTTCTAAGTTTTTATTTAGATCAACAATGCTTTTATTTACATTTTCTATATTTTTATTTGATTGTTTAGTGTCTGCTACTAATTCAAATTCTATTTTTTCCATTTTATCTGTGTTTTAAATTGTTTCCATCCCTCTTTTATTGTAGTGGGTAATTTATTTTTGCCCTGAGCAATTTTTATATTCTCAGTTTCTCCTTTTGCTATTTTTAAACTTGCAATAATTATTCTAATCATGTCACAACATTTAATAATTCAATACTGCTTTTGCCATTTATAAGATTTGTATTCATGGAGTTAATAATATATTCTTGTGTTCCAATACTAACTCTGTCGTTTAGTTCTAAATTATAAATAATTTTTAAAGGCAAATAAGCATTAACTTTTGTTATTCTTCTTGCATTGTTAAAAACATCACTTATATAATTTACATAATAATCATCAAATAAAGTGTCAGTAAATGAAGTGTTATCTGTGTACTCATTTGTTTCAACTTGAAAATGTATATTAACTTTTGATGTGCTTGGATTTAAACTTAAACTATTAGAAGGAATTATATAATTCGTTAATTGAGTTTTTGTTCCATTATCATTTCCAAAAGATATTGATGTTGCACTTGTTTGTTTTATAGCATAAAATATTAATGGCAAACCAATAAAAGAATCTCTGTTTTCATTGACTGACCAACCCCATTGAATATCTGTTGATCCTCCACCTGTTGCATTTACTAATCTTTCATATTGCATATGTTCAAAAGGAACTTCAACTTTATAACTTGCTCCAGGTGCATCATACTTTGCGTTTTCTAAACTATAAGTTATTGATCCCCATCCTGTGTTTTCTAATTGCTGAAATTGTTTAGCTAAAAATGTTCCTAGTCCTTTATATGCAAACTCAATTTCTTTATATGGTAAAGCAACATTAACTTGTCTTGAAGATGTATCAATATATTCATCTAATGCCCATGCCTCTGTGCCTACTACAACGCCTTTTCCTGTGTTATAGAAACTATCTAAGGTCTTAACCACAATAGTTCCACTATCATCTACAAAAGCTGTTAGATTAAACATTTTAAAAACAGCAGTTAAAAAATCAATAATTTTCATTTTAGGTAATTGCTGTGTAATAACAAATTGAAAAGTTGTAGTTGTTGTCAAAGAAGATGAATTTCTCCATTCATCTGTCCAACCTGGATTGATTACTTCTCCACCCTGATAACCTACAATTTCCCATCTTATGTTGCCTGATGAAAATGTTAAACTTGTTGCAGATGCAACTGAAACTGTAAATGTTCCTGCTGTTATAGTAAAATCTGATTCTGTAATTAATTGATTTCCCTGCACATTTACTTTTTGATAATATAAACTACCATTTCTAAAAACTCTTATATTATAAACTGTACTTGCATTGCTAGGAAAAAAACTAAGAGTATGGCTTAAAATGCTGTTTGGATATGTAACTAAAAGACCAGGTATAATTATGCCACCATTTGATTGTGAGGTTTCGCCATCTGATCCTGCTTGCAAAGTCCAATTATTAACTTGCTGATATTGTAAACTAACTTGAGTAGCAGGCTCAACATCTCCTTTTTTTCTATGTAACCACATGTATAAATTTTGCCAAGCTGTGTTGCTCGCATCATTAAAAAAATCATTTGAAAAAACTAAATTACTTGCATAACCATTAGCAATTGTATATTTGCTCTCTATAGCATCAATAATAACTTGTAACCTTAAAGCAAACTTTAATTGCTTCCAATAAACCTGATTATTAGAGCTTGAGTTTACCCAATGCAGATTTCCATTTCCTGTTGTCCCTGAGTCAAAATAAAGTTGATCTGTATGAGTTATTAATGGAGTTATAATTGCATTTCCAATAGTTGCATTTAAGTTTGTTCTAACATTAGAATCTGTATAATTTAGATTATGAGTATTTAATCCTGTTAAATCTTGCAACTCATCATCTTCTAATAAATCTTTGAGGTTTACAGTTTCTCCAAAAAATGTAACCTTATAAGCATATATTCTATTCCCTTTTAATTCTGTTCCTTCTAATCTAACAAAGCCTTTTTTAAAAGGAATGTTGTTTAATTCAATTGCTGCAGATACTTTGTTTCTTGCATCAAATCCATTTGTGATGTCAAAATTATAATAATGTTTAAATATTTTATTATTAGTTTTTGAGGCAGGTAAAGTAAAAGTTTTAGTAAACTCAGTAAATATTTTGGCAACATCTCTGACATTTTGTATTGATTGAGTTATAGAAACTGATTCATCTTTAAATAAATCAACTCTTGTATCTTGAATGTATAATTGGACTTTTTGCATTATCTAACATTATTTATATAATTTGCAGCCAACTCAAATTCCATAGTGTACTCAATTAACTTGTCATTTAATTTTGTTTTTTTTCTGAATGAAGAAGTTTTTATTGTCACAGGTTTAACCACATCATTGTTTGGGTTTGTTTGCGAGTCATCTGAAATCCATATTTGTTCTGACAATAATAATTGCTCAAACCAAGCATTAGTCCATTCAGGATAATATCCTGAGCTTAAACTTAAAGTTTGATTTGCTGTAGTATTAAAAGGCGTAATCATGTGATTGTCAACATCATAACTTCCTGCTGCAGTTAAAATACTTCTTTGATAAGTTTCAGATTTTTTATTTATTGTTTCTGTATCTTTTAAGAAAAACCACAACTCTTGAATCACTCCATATTTATTTACAAATCTAACTTTATGACCATAACCATATTTAGTACAATCTATTCTGACAATATTTAATTGTATTCCTGCATTAGTTCCTGAAGCAACTGTGCTTTGAGCACCAAATTTATAGTATTCAGCTAAGCCATTTGATTTAATTAATGGCACATATCCCTGATAGCCTGTTGGATAATATACATAGTATTTATCTGTTGTGCCTGTAAAATCAGGATCAAAATCAATAAGCCAAGTTGGAATTGATGGAACTACTGTTGGGTTTGCACCCTCCATGAATGTTCCATAACCATCATAACCTGTGTCTGCAAATGCTGCTGAATTTAAAGCTGATCCACTTCCATCAGTTGATGCATGAGAACTTAAAGCTATAACAATTGAAATTGTTGGAGTTGATGGAGTAGCTGTGTATTGAATGTCAATATAATCTCTGCATAATTCTGCAACCTCAAAAGCAACCACTTGACTTCCTGAACATTGTTTTACAATTGTGTATCTCAATGTGCCATCAATAGTGATTGTCATTTTTGCACTATTAGCGTTTGCATGAGATGTGAATGATTTATATTGAGGACTTCTTAATACTATATTTGCCATGTCTTATTTGTTTATTAGTGATATTTGTGCTCTTACATCATTAGCAAATGACTCTAACAATTCACTAGGTAGTTTTTTAAATTCTTTTCTAAATGCTTTGGAGAAAAATAAGGTGGGTTTTAGTCCCTGAGCAAATATTCTTTTTTGCAACCAAAAACCTATTGTTCTATAATTTCCTTTCGCAAATCTTCCTTTTTCATCTCTAAATCTTATATTTTTTCTTTTTGCCCATTGCATCAAAGGTTGCATTGGTGGATATTTTGATTTATAAGAAAATTTATTTTTTATTCCATTTGCACCTGTGAATATAGAGTTTGTTGATCTTCCTTTTTGTCTGCCTTTATATTTGATGCCTGCCCTTACTCTTTTGCCACCCTGCCTTTTGTATTTATAGCTTGTCGCTAGACTTGGCTTTGCACCCCATACTCCTGCATCCTGAAACATACCATAATCTTCCATTATAAAATCTAATAAAAAAGCATTTTGTTCAGGTGTTAATTTTGACTTTAAAGAATTAAAAAGGTTTCCACCTCCCATGTCATTCTTTTTTAAATTAACTTTTGCAGAATCAATTACAGCTTCTCCAAATTTTTCTAATGTTTCTTTGACCTCTTTATATTCCATTAGCAAATTGTTATGTCATTATAAATCACAATATCCATTGTCGCAGTCCATCCTGCTAACTCGTTTTCAAATCTATCATAAAAAGGCTCACAGTTTGGATCACCTATTAATTGGTATTTATCTCTGTGTAAATCTCCTTTTCTAAGTGTCATTATAAGTTTGTTTAAAACAGCAAGCTGAGTGTTTAATATATCCTGCTCTTCATTGTTGCCAATAAAAATATCTGTTGTCTCCTCTTTTCTTCTGCTGACAACATCCATTGCTAATATGGATATATTGAAGTTTAAGGTTTGCTCAGTATCTGTAACGCTGTTTATTATAATGTGGCTTATAGGAAATATGTCCTGCTTTTGCAAATTGACATTGCTTAAATTTCCTGTGGTCACTGTGTTGACATCAACATTATCTAATAAAGCATTTTTAATAGTTTCTGTTAATTGATAAAAACCTCTTATTCCCTGATTGCTCATTTTTTTATTTTATTTTTTATTTGTTTTGCTTCAAGATCGTTCTTCTCTTTTATATATTCCAACATCATCAAACATTCATGAGCACTTAACTTAGTGATATGTTTAAATCTTCTAATATCCCCTTTAGAGAGTGTGAAAACTGCTTGATACCATCCCCACTTAGAATTAAATCCTCCTGCTGCTGAGAGGGTATCTTGCTGTACTCCTTCTCCAAATAACGATTCATAACTACTGACAAGTCTTTCCCTAAATGATAGAAAAAAAAAACTGAAGAAATTACTGCATCTAAAGGCATATCTAATAATTGATCCTTTGTGTTTACATCATATTCTTTTATTGTATATCTTTTGCCTTTTTTACTTTTTATAGGTCTATATAAGACATTCATTGCTGTGTGTATGTTTTCCCAATCTCCTAAATATGTGTCAAGATCAATATATTCTCCAAAACTCATCTCATCTAAATCAGGAATAAATCCATATTCAATACCATTTAATTCAAATCTTGTGACCAGGTCAGGTTTTTGAGTAAACATTTCTCCAAGAATTGCTGTGACTCTGTCTGCATCTGCAAACTTTATTTTTAAAACATTTTCATGACTTACCTCACAAAATATCTCAATCATTTTGACCTGCAGAAACCTCTCATCAACATCTTCAACATTAAGTTTTACAAACTTTTGATATTTTCTCAGAGTTATTTCTGAGAGTTTATTAGGAATATTTAATCTTGCTTTCATATTATATACTTATATAACGAAAGTTAAGGCAAATTTTATTAAAAAAAAAGGAGGGAAATAACAGTGAGTCACTGTTTGTTATTATTTGTAAACCCTCCTATCCAAACCACAAATTATAATTGACTAAGCTATAATTTAGGAATGGTATACATCAAGATGTTCTTGGACTGCTTCTTCTGCAGCCTCTACAATTCTATTAGTTAATATATGAGAAACATCAGGATTATGCTTGCAATATATCTCCTCGCCATCTTCAGTTGTATAAGATAACAACTTAATTGCTAATATTTCTAATCTATCAGGATCAGGAGGCTGATAATAATCTCCTGAAAATGTAGATTTTTCATAAAAATATTCTATCTCAAAAGAATATTCATCATAATTAAATTCCATTTCAGATTTCATAGGCTTGATTTTTTTCTGTTAATTCTTGTAATTCTAATAAGGCTTTGTTCTTTGCATACCTTTCATCAGAAAATGCAGTTTGATAATTAAGTTTATCTTCTTGCAACCTAATCACATAAAGAGTAACCTCAACTAATGCTTTTGACACTTTTTTTAATTCAGGGTTGTCAGGTTTTAGGTCTCGCCACTTTTTAATCTGTCCTGTTAATAATAGCATATTGCTATAATATTTTAAATCTTCTAAGTTTTGAATTTTCTTTGACATGGTTTTATCTTATGTTAAACAATATACTTCTTAACTCCATAATCTCTTGTTTTAATTCATAACAATATATAGGACATGTTTTAGAATTTACAGAGTTTAAATCTAATTCTAATAATTTTATTTGATCTTTAAGGTCATCAGCCTGTGTTCTTTGTTTCATATACTCTAATATAACACTTATTTAGTTATAAACAAAATGTTTTATAAATACTTATTGAATAGCATATTTTCCAAAGTTAGGTCTTGATAATATTGAATAGGTCGCATATCTGCATGGGTCAATGATATGGTTATGCAAGTCCTCAGCCACATTTATAAGTTTGCCTGATTTATCTTCTTTCCATTTATAGTTTCTAAACTCTTGAATTGCATTGTTTGATTTGCTCGTAATATGAATCTTATATCTTTTTAACAGATCAATACCTGCATTCACAGAATCTCTGCCCTTTATACTTGCATGAATATTATGTCCCATTTTTCTTAGCTCAGAAATTAAGCGTGGCTCAGCAGAATCAGCGTATATAGGATGCGAGGTCAAATTTTCTGATTTTAAAAACAAATGAATATCTGTCGTGGTCATTTGAGTTCTATATAAATGCTCATGAATATAAAGATTATGTTCATGATTATAAACAGAAACCAAAGTGGAAGGATCGTGAGTGTAGCCAAAGTCCATTCCATAAGCAATCAATTTCGCATGACCTGGTATTTCATTAACCTCAACATATCTAAATATAGTCCTTCTTGAACTTGACCTTTCCCCTAATCCATATATCTGCCAGTATTGTTCATC